GGGGAGATTCCGTTCGTCCTGGTGCGTCCACAGGAGTGGCAGAAGGGACTGAGCGGGCTAGGTGGACTAACCTCAAACAAGCGTAAGAAAGCGCTCATGAATCACGCCAAGCAGTTCTTTCCGTCAACGAAGGGACTTACACTAAAAACAGCAGATGCGATCCTAATTCTGAGGCATCATTTGATGAGGGCTACGATATGAGAATAGCAGCAGTAGTAAAAATTAAGCACGGTGCGATATGGCAAGCGCTACAGAAGTTAGGGTGGAACCAATCGGAACTTGCAAGACAACTGAATATGCATCCAACGCGAGTGGGAGAGATAATAAACCTAAAGCGCAGACCAACAGATAATGAGGTTAACAGGATAGAATTAGCATTCCTGGATGCAGGAGTATCTGTTGATGTGATTAGCGAGTGGCCTGAGATGTTTAAAATGCGTCAGAATAATCTCACATACTACAAGGATGTTGAGACTGACAGGCTCCTATCGCATACCAAACAGTTGACGATTGAGGAAAAGGAATCGCTACAGATTCTCATGGATCAGCTTACGCCAATTGAGGCTGACATTCTAATGTCAAACATGGTTTATGGTGTATCCCTGAATAAACTAGCTGAGAAGTGGGAAAAATCTAGGAGTACATTGTGTATTGTAAAAGAAGAACTAGAAGAGAAGTTGGAGAGATTTAGGTTCTTTATGGATAAGGATGGAGCTTCCTGCCCGGAGCAGTTTGGGATGTATATAGGGAAGCATTACCCTACAAATCTCCATGCAAAAGTGATGTCTGCGAGGGAAGAATTAAAGGAGAAAGTAGCATGTTGAGATACATAAGAAGGGTCATCAAATTCTTGTTTGATGGAATACTTTTCTTGGTGTGTGGAGTGATAATAGTAACAATAATAATAGGATTAATTTGCACAATATTAGGATTATAATGGCGGATAAAAAACAGAAAAACACAGAACTGCGCATGAGGATTCCTGATGGGCATCGTGAAATTTTAGAAGAGTATTGTAGAGTTTTTGGGACAACCCCATCTTCCACAATTTGTGGATACATTGTGGAGGATTTGTGGCAAGCCCTCGCGCGCACACGCGACACTTACGAAAAATTACATTTTTCTAATATATATAGTCGTGCTTCCACAAAGTGTGGAAAACAATCTTCTGAGCCTAAGAAGAAAAAGGGTACGCAAATTCCCGATGACTTTGATCCTCCAAGAGAGATTGCGGAGAAGAATAAACTTGATCATGAGAAGGCGGTTTCATATTTCATAGATTGGGCGAAGGGTAAGGGACATGTTCAGGCGAATTGGATCTCAACTTACCGGAATGCATGTCGTACATGGATTAAGGAGAAGATGCCACAGACGCAACCTGGACATACCATCAAGGAGATAACCTTAGACTGATGGATTACTTCACATCCGAGCAGGCGGTTCTTTCCGCATGTCTGCGTGACGAAAGTAATCTCTCCTCTGCCATCGCCCTTGAGCGCTTAACGGAGGAAGACTTCTCCTCGCCTGCGCACAGCGCTATATTCCGCCTGATCGGTTCCCGATCCGAGTTGAATGAGGTGGATGTGGCAATCGAGCTACCCGAGTATGCCTCTGAAGCAATCGAGCTTGCGGAGAAGTATGGCGGTGGACAGGTGGATAGGTATGTGGAGCAATTGGTGGATTCCCGGAACAGAAGACTCGCGGAACGGGCCCTCCTGCAATCGATGGATCTTCTCAAGGAAGGAAAACCAACGGAGGAAATTGCGGGACAGTTCAATATGCAAGTGGCAAAAGCCCTGTCACAGGGCAAGGGCCAGGTGCAAGCGGGAAAGGCGGCAAAGGAAGCATACTCCGAGTTTCTCTCGATAGATGCGGGAGACTCCTCCGCCATCTCCACAAGCTTTCCGAAGTTGGACTTCGCGCTTGGCGGTGGATTCACACCTGGGCGTTTGTACTGCGTGGGTGCAAGACCCGGAGTAGGGAAGTCAGCATTAGCGATACATTTCTCACATGAGATTGCGAAGAGGGGATACCGCGTGGCCTATGCATCTCTCGAAATGTCAGCGAGTGAATGTGCAGGACGGTTACTCTCCCGCGACAGCGGGGTTGCCCGTCCGCGCAAAGCGGGGGATCTTCTTCCCGCCCATCGCAAAAGACTAGAGGATGCCACAAAGAGGATGCAGGGATGGCCCATTACTTTCAAAGATGATAACAAGGCCACGCTTGATTCATTCCGCGCCTTTCTCGCCCAGGAGCGAGCGAAGGGAGATGTCGGGCTTGCGGTGATTGACTACCTGCAACTCCTATCCGCTCCAGGATTTGATAGCAGAGTGCAGGAAGTATCGCACATTTCTCGCTCATTGAAGCAGATCAGCATGGAGCTACAGATTCCGATCCTCGCCCTTTCTCAATTGAACAGACAACTCGAAACCGCCAACCGCAAGCCAATGCTATCGGATTTGCGTGAGAGTGGATCCATCGAGCAGGATTGTGATGTCGCGTTTCTCCTTAGCGTGGAAAAGAAGCTTGATGATACGAGGGACAAGGTATTCTGCCATGTGGCGAAGAACCGAGGCGGAGAGACGGATATATTTTGCAGTCTAGTATTTGAGAAGAGCATTGGCACTTTCTCTCCGGAAGCGCGATTGCATAATGAGGAAAAACCATCTGATCCGCCTTTTTGAACTACAGATGGATACAAAAGCAACAGATTTGCCGTTTAAAGTACCCTAGGATACGCTAGAAAGCGTTTTGATCGCTCACGAGGGTAAAGACTCATGTTGCGAAACAAAACGCTTTTAAGAGGGGGTACGGGGTTGAAGAGTTATTTCGAAAACCTCATCAAATCGCCTATTGATAATTTGGATTATAGCGGATTTTCCATACATTTGACTACCAACATCATCATCGAACTTGTAGACGACATCTCGGATGAGCGCGTCTCGAAGCGAAGATAGCTTGTCCTGAATTACTTTTACTATCTCTTCTTCACTCACTTTTACTATCTCTTCTTCACTCATCGCATTTCTCCTTTCATATCTTTTCTCTTTTGCCAAGCTTCAATCGCCCTGGGCGCGAACCTCATCACCAAAAAGATGACAAGGCCCAAGCAAAGGCGCGCAATTGTGTCGGACTCGTTTGGCTTAGTCATGGGTTTCTCCTTCTAGTTTGTCTTTCTCAGTATGAAAGCAAGTGCAAGCCTCAGTGTCATCGATATGACAGACTAGCTGACAGATCGGACAGGTGTAGTAATTGTCATCGTTCATTTAAATACAACTCGTCTTTAGATATGCCAAATTTGTGGTAAAGCTCTCGTGCGATATCTTTTCGCTGAGAATTAATAACATCTAATTCATTGCGAGCAGATTTAGAACTCTTACGGGCAAGCCTATTGGCTTTGAGTTTAAGCTGATGTAGTGCAAGGTTGTAAATCTCGTCTAGACTAATGTGGATCATGTGGTCAGTCTCGCTCATCCCTCACCCCCCTCTACCTTGGCGAGAACCTCGCGAGCTTTCTTTCTCGCGTTGTATGTTCTTCTGCGATCATATTTGCCCTGATAACCTTTTACGGGACATGGCGCTAAGATTTCCTGTAGTACCTCAAACATCTCCGGAGCCGCCGCGATCAATCGCGCGTTGGCGTGCGTTGTGCTTTTCTCCGTAAATTCTTCCAAGGTGGCAACAAGTCCATATCTTTCAGAATGAATCTGCGTTTGATGAGAGCTTACCTTCCAAGGTCCTGGCGTGTGTGTGGCGTGTTTCTCTTTTGTCGCTTGCATGTTAATATTCCTTTTTGCATCCTAATTTTTGCGCTTCATCATATCCCTCATTGTACTCCTTGAGCTGCTTTTTGGACATATCTTTGCGTTCAATTCTTGGCTCATGATATGTGCCATTTGGGTAGTAATGGGGATTGCGTCCGCGTGAGTAATAATAATCCGCTCCTCCGCGATCAAACGGCGAACCGTGGGCGTGTTTCTCTTTTGTCGATTCCATGTTATGCGTCCTCCTTGGTTAGGCGGTTAATTACATCAAATGCACTAGAAATCTGATCGAGTTTCTGTACTGCCATTTGAAAAGAAAAAATTGCTTCAGATAAAAAAGCTTTATCTTCTCTGCAAATGATCTTCATTGCATCCCAATATGCTCCGCCCTTGCTAAAGTTTTCACGCTTGGCCCACTCTTCAAAGCAAGTCCATGTATTATAGCTATATTCCTCCATTTCTCTTAGTTCAAAGTAGCGTTTAACGCTCGCATCTGAGACCGTGTAACTTGTTTTATTCATGATATATATCTTTCTCTTTTGTTTTATAGGTTAAATGTTAGTTGCTTTGCGCGTGCGCGTTTCTCCTTACGCTTAACGCGGATCGCTTCCCTTGCGTTCCCGCGTTTCTCTTTCCTTGCGAGCTTTCTCGCCTATCTCGATCAATTGATTGACCGCTTGAGCGAATAGGTTTTCGGCGTGTTTCATGCGAGTTTTTCATTTATTGCTTGTAAGATTTCCCAAGCGCCAACCATGAACCAAGGCGCAAGGATGATTAGTGATAAGATGTAGTGATCGTGCATCGTGTGTGCCTTTCTGTAGTATTAAGCCTCGCAAGTTTCTTCTGTCTCAACATGCTCCTTCAACTCATCCCAATCGATTTCCTGTAGGTCGAGCATGTCCGCAAGTATCTTATCACATACATTATCGCTATCGGATAATGAATTTACACGCTCTTCAAGTTCTTCCTTGATCCAATCAAGATCGCTTTCAGTGTGTGGCTCGTACCATAGGTTAATCAACCAAGTAGAGCGATTAGTCCAACCATTGTAAGTAGTGTTTTTCATAATATATATCTTTTTTCCGCTTGGCGTAATTGCCTCGCTTGAAACTACAAATACTGACAGACGCGACATTGTCAAATTAAAAGTGTTTTTTGTGTTAACTAACGCTTATAAACTACACAAGCGCTTCACGCTTATACGCGGATCACCGAGATCATTTCATGATCGGAATGATCAAACGCCACCAACGCAAACAAGCGCCAAAACCAATGGCGTTTGATCTAACGCAAGGGGAACGATTAACGAGGAAAAGGGAATGACGCAAATCAACAGAATGTAATGAGAAATGAAGACAACGAGAAATAACGAAAATAAATGAAAATAAATGCATTTCATCTCCCATTGGTAAAAATCTACTATTGCAAGTAAGTTGCATTAA